ACTATTAGGCATCTCTACCCCATCCAGTACCCTTAAAGCTTACACCCGGCACGCTATAGACCTGCCTCATAGTAAGGCTGCAACATATAGGCGCTACGTTTTCACCTATTGGCGCAGTAGTCTCGTACCGGATATTGCAGCTTATGCACTCATATTCATAACTGGGCATTTAGGTTTAACCACTCTTCATAATCGTAGTTATAAAGCTCCTCAGGCCGACTAATCCAGTCATAATGACTTTTGCATAAAGGAATCAGTAAGCGCCTCATACCGGCTATTTCACCATCCCGGTAGTAAGGCTCATCTATGTAGCTATCCTCTATACCGTTACGCCTGCAGTACATCGCTATATCGAACTCGGTTATCTTGCATCGAGGTATAGGTGATCTAGGCATCACTAGGCTCCTCTACTAAGCAAACTCCCATAACCCCACACTGAGTACACTCAAGCGTTTTAACGTATGGCGGCAAGTTATCTGTAATGATGCGCTCGATCTGATCTGTAACCTTTTTACAAACTCTGCACTCGTACTTATATGAAGTCATCCTCGGCATTCCTCGCATAACCATAGGACTACCTCGCCGCCAGCATCTCGAATAGTTAGCCCGTTATCTTGCCTGCGTAGCTCGTGGCATCCATCGCAGCGCTCGGCCACGGTGCTAGTAATATCGCCGTTATCGTGGATCGTCGTAGCTACCCCAGCCTTTATAAACGTCATATCTCCCATTATAATTTTACCGCCTTATCTATGTGTAAAAGCGCTACCTTTTTATCGACCACTGGCCCGTTATCCACGGTGTTCGATGGTAAGCGCTTAGTAGTGAAAGTAACCGTGATTTTGCGTAGGTTAAACGCGTATATGCCTTTAGGCGTTGAGTTAATGTAAAACGGCGTAAAGCCTAAAGCCTCAGCCTGCGCCATTAATGACTCGTATTTATCCTTCTCGAGTATGAGCTCGTCGTAATGAGTATGCCGGCATTTAAGCTCTATCGAGAGCCTATAGCCGTAGCTCGTTGCATCGATGTACTCGTAGGTGTGCTCGGACTTTTGCAAGTCCTCGAGGTATGTCTCTTTGATGTAGTCAAATAGAGACTGCTCGGTCATTGTTGAGGTTTCCATTTACCATCGCTGCCGATCACTTGCCATATCGGGTCGCACTGTTTATCTCGGCTACGCTCGGTACACTTGTACGCTGCCCACTCTTTACCGGTTTTAGCGCTTGTACCCTGAGCCCATACCATCGAACCGTGAGAGCATCGAGGAGCTGCATCGGGCAGTACGCCGCCTAAGCCCTGCTCGATCGTCTCGATAGCTTTACCTAGCGTAGGGATATCGTCAGCTGTAAATTTAGTAGTCCAGGGATCAGGCTCAGCTAGGGCAGTCTCTACCTTTTGCATATCCTGTACGGTAGGTCTGCCGCCTTCACTAGGCGTAAGCAAGCCGATAACTCTACCGTAGGCACTCGTGAAAGTATCCTCTATGAACCATTTTTTCATATTTTGCGGATATGTCGCGACGTTACCAAACGCATAATCGACGGCGCTAGGCACCGTATCCTCATACTCTCGGTAAGCCTCGGCTCGTACAAGGATCGTACCCTTGTCTAAGTTAATATCCTCGATAAAAGCGATCAATCTGCCAGTAGGGAACTCTGATCTAAAGCGCTTAATGCGTGTATTAACGTCCTCGTAGTTATCTAAAAACCCCATTAGATCAGGCTCTTATCTTTGAGAGCTTGCACAATAGCGCGGCCTCTTACGTAACCCTCGCCGTGGCCGTGTCTGTATCCCAGGGTATAAGCCGCTTTAATAAACCCGGCCATAATCGCCGTAACTGAAAGTACTACCAAAAACTCTAAACTGTTCATATATCGCCCTTTGTTAAGGCCGATTAGGCATACTATCCGAGTAGCCCTCTCGGCGTGTGTAGTATCAGTATGAGGGCATATACCGACATAAGGCAATTATTTAGCTAGGCGTGTCTCTAGTAATATCTCGTAGATCTTGTCGATCTTGGCATCCATACGCTCCTGGCGTACCTCCATATGGTCGATCCGGCCGCGTAGGTTATGACCGCCGTTACCATCGGGCTTGAGCTCTGATAGGTAAAACTTCACAAAATGACGGATAAGCCCAGCCCCTAGCCCCAAAATGGTAAAGCTCCCCAAAGCTATACCGACTACGAGCTGGACTTGTTCCATTACTTAGCTACCCCGAACTGCTTCTCCGACGGTTGCAAGGCTTTTAGTAATGGTCCGACTAGCCCTGCGATAAACGCATTAGCTAATACTTTTGGATCTGTAATGCCTGACATATAAAGCGCCGCGGCGCAGGCTGCAGCCGAGCGTAGATATGATTTAGCGGCAGCGATGATCTGCTCTTTCATTGGTCTACCTTTCGCGCCCTTATCGTTTGTCTAACTATAAACCTAAACTCTCGATTAAGGCTTTAGCCTTAGTAGGTGTCACCTCTACCTCAAAGTGCATCTCGTCAGCTCGGCTCTTGTAATCGCCGCCCCACTTGAGGCCGTACTTTTTAGCTAGGGCCCGGATCATAGGTACCTTCTCGGCTGGAAAGGTGCCTACCTTGCCGAGAGGATGTCTAGTCGCGTTAAGGTCGATCGCCGTACCGGATGAGTGGCACGATAGTTTATCGGTCGTACCTCGCACCATACGAAAAGCGTAAGCCCAATCGTCAAAAGTGCCCTCGTCGATCGGCTCTATAAGCTCGTGAAATTCTGCCGCAAAGGCCGCCAAGAGCGGGCCCACGCTCTCAGCGCACCTAAGTTTACGGTCTGTACCCTTTACCGGGTACGCCTTGATCTTGATCTCGGCTGGATCTTTCGAGGCTGGATAGCCGTTATAGCTCTTGAGCATTATGAGAGTAGGAGCTTCGCTTCGTCCTCGGTAATGCCCAGGCGCTCGAGTAGTGCCGCCTTATCAGCTGCGCGCTGCGTAGCGGCTGCCTCATCGGCTTCTCTTTGTGTAGCTGCAAGTGCGGCCTGAGCCTCAAGCTCAGCTACTTCGGCATCTGTAAGCTCGATCTCTAGGACCTCGCCGGTAGCGCAGTTTACTTCGATCTTTGTAGGGTTAGGCATTTGATACTCCATAGAGGTAGGCGGTTGAGTATTGGACAAAATTATAAGACGGGATAAGTAACTTAATACTTGTAATTGCAGCGGTGCCAGTCCATAGCCCAGCATTAAATGAGGCATAAATATATTGAGATACGTTAGCCTCTACGACTCCATCGCCTGATACGCTCTTTTGAGTGCTGCCTGCATAATTAGGGATGTAGATCTCTGTATTACCGAAAGTGCTAGATGTGTTGCCATTAGTATCGGTAAAAGCTATACGCATAGATGTAGTAGTCGCGTTAGAGGATCCGGCCGCTCCTCCGTCGCCGTAAAGGGTACGCCGTATGTAGTTAGATCCGGTATCGCCGTTAAATTGCAGATTAAGAGAATCTGAGTCATTAGCGGCGGTGTTACTCGATCGGCTGCTGATTTTGACGACGAGGTCTGTGTAGGTTGCAGGTATAGAGGTAAAATCTATAGACGATGCTCCACCTGCTCCGACTACTTGAGCTGTACCGATCTGAGTATATGTAGTAGGCATTATGCCGCCTTTATTCCGTAGAGAGTAAAAGTAGAACCCGCGACAAAATTGCCGCTAGATGAGGGCGTAAGAGTTATAGATGTAATGGCGCTAGTTGATCTCCACAGACCTACGGTCGCCGTTGATCCTTGCATATCTGTAAGGTTTCCACCGGTTGATATTCTACAAAGGCAAGTTTTATACGTCGTAGTGTTTGAGTAATTTTGTACCTGCATTATATATGAGCTAAAGATTCCAGATCCAAATGAAGTAGTGGCAACAGGTCCCATATTTAGATTTGTCGCGTTACTTGCTCTATCGGAAAGAGTCTGCTGTGACCCGTAGTATCTCTCGAAAATCTGAGTCAGTGAGTAGTTAGATCCGGTATCGCCGTTATACGTAATGAGTGGATAATTCATATTATTAAAAGTAACTGTATCCGCTCGCAGGGTTGCCACTACTACAAGATCTGTATAGGTGCCAGGAATTGTAGAAAAAGTGTAGGATGAAATAGAACTAGGCGCGGTGTAGGCAAAAATCTTTTCATATGTTGGAGTAGGCATTTTTATCCCTTGATCCCGTATAGAGCAAACTGAGAATATTGAGAAAAATTAGCTCCATTATAAATCGTTAGGGTTATTTGATTAATGGCCGCTGGAGTTGCATACCATAAAGAGGATCGGAGCTGGATATAACCGCCGCCGTTAGTATCGTAACCGCTTAGACTTCTTACGGTTTTTGCTTTGTTAGTAGACGTATAGTCCAGGATATCCGTAATATTGGCAGACGGTGAAGTAGAGGTACCGTTTAGGCCGATAACCGCATAAGTGCTCGAGGTAACGGCAGCGGCAGCTACGCTTGACCCGTCACCGTATAGCACGTGTTGAGCATAACTCGAACTGCTACCGTTAAAAGTCATATTAATAGTATTAACCGATGTGCCCGTTACGTTAATAGATCGCAGCTGTAAATGTTTATAAGTGCTCGGGATAGATGAAAAATCAATCGTAGCTGCGCCGCCTGCTCCGACGGTTACCGTAGCGATCGACTCATAAGAGTTAGTCGAGCCGCGCATACTACTAGCGACTATCCCTAAATTAAGAGGGACCATTACGATAGGTCGCCGATCACGGTAAACGTATTTGAGCCGGTGCACAAAATAGCGGCGGCTGAGTATTGAGCTCTCAATTTTGGAGCTGTTGGAGTCGCACCGGTAGAGGTAATTGTTACGCCTGAGCCCTGAGCTAGTGTTACTTGCCCTGCGCCTAATTGCTGGATATTAATGATATTACCGCTAGCAAAAACTGAAGGAGGTACTGTAAGAGTAATACCGCTTGCATTAGATAGCGTTACCATCTTGCCGAGATCGCTACCGAC